TGTACCGTTGTAGGTAGGAATACGGCGTTGCCACATTTCATTTTTAACACGTTCCACAAAAGCCATGGCCATGTGTGTTGGCATGTTACCCACGTCAATTTTGAATACTCTGCGTTCTGGAGCACGTTGCACACGATAAATCAGCACAGCATCTTCTAACAGTTCTTTTTGTTTGAACACTTTGAAAATGTTCTCTAATATGCTACGTCCAAAAGGCCAAAATGTATCTAGTCCTTCGTTCAAACTCATGTGAACCACGTGTTTGGCATCAATACAGGTTTCGTTTACTGCTCGACTAAAACGACTGTTGTTGTCCATGGCTGCATTGGGATTAGTATACCCGCCCGAAGCCATGTAGCCTCCTGTGGGTGCATTGACCATAAAGTCAGTGGTTGTTTTGGCAGCAACTGTCATGTTCTGGAAGTTGGGATTAATGTCACGAATAATGTACTGCTCAGGACGCTTGCCTTCGCTTTCGTTCACAATAACTCTGCTGACCTTGCTCATGTCAACCCACATCATTTCAAAAGTTTCTGGGTCGCGCACAAACACTTGATCACCATACTTGATGGTGTTTCTAAACAGTTTAAAGATACGCTGATCTAACTTGTTCAGTTTTACCCATTGCTGCATTTGCTTTTTGATAATTTCCACTTCGTGATCAGTGGGCTTGTCCAGGTAGTTGACTTCAAAAGGTGTTTGATTTTGTTCATTAAGTTGAGTACTAAACTCTGAAATGATATCCAAACATGCATTAATTTCACTGTCAGAATCCATGTTTTCGTATTGGTTATAACGTTCAATACGGTTGGGATGTCCAGAATATACTTCTGGCAATCGGCTGGCATAGTTACGAAAGCTGAAGTCTGTCTCAGCTGGGTTTATGCCACGTCCATCATTTTTACCATAGCCAGGCAAGCCTTGCTCACGTCCGCCATTGATGGGGCTCATTTGACCGCTAAGGTCAGCGACTTTGAAATATTTTTTCCAGCTCATGATCTATTTACCGTCAAACTCTAGACACCTGTAAGATGTCTTTGTTTATTTTGTTACCTGCCCGAATTGTGTCAATTAAAATATCTAATTTTTCCATTTGCATGGCCATCATTGAAATTTGCTCGCTGAGTTTATCAGTAAAACCAGGCATTTCTACAGGAATGCTTCTTCCTCCACTAAGTGGCACAACTGCTTCTGTTCCGTGTAATGTAGCACGGAATCCGCTGGTTGGTCCTGACAGAACGCCGCCTTCGGCAGCTGAAAAATGCACAGGATCGTTGGCAACTCGTTGACTTAGCCCTTGATTATTCATGGCTTTTACTGCGGCTGGATCATTGTAATTTTGAATATCAACTGCAAATCCCATTTCGTGTAAACTTGTGCCTGGTGGCGCAACCGGTTTACCTTTTTTGCCGCCTGTTACCCATTCATCGTACAGGCGTTTTTGGTCGTCTGAATCACGTTTAGCACTGTTAATTTGTAATAGTTTGCCCCCACTGAGTGATTTATATTCTTTGGCTGCTGATACAACTGCTTCTTGCAGAGATGCATCCAACTGTTGAAATCGTTCTTTTGTTCCAGAAGAACCAGAGAATTTCAACAAGTCATCGATATTTTCTTGTGATACAGCAGTACCACCGGCGGCACCTGCAGCACCGCCAGGAGAGCCCGGTACTGTAGGAGGGCCGCCAGCAGCGCCTGGCGCACCACTTGCTTCTTTAGGAACAGCTCCTGCACCACCAGCAGCGCCTGGCACACCACTTGCTCCTTTAGGAACAGCTCCTGCACCACCTGCTGCAGGTGCCCCAGGGGCGCCGCCTGCTTTTTGTCCAGCTGGTGCAGCCGTTCTTGCTTTTTGTAAGTCAGCTTTGGCTGCGTTTGTTTTGCGTTTTTCTACAGCTTCGTCAAACTCTTTTTGTTGCTGTACTAGGTCATTAATTTCTTTTTGTATTAGTGCGTTTCGTGCTCTTAATTTTTCTTTGTATTCAATGTTGGTTTTAGAAGTGTCCTTGATGTTGTCAAGACTATTCTTATTATAGGTTAATTCTTGATTTAAAGTGTTATTTCGTTGTTTAAACCCATCAATTGTTTTGAGTCTTTCATCTTCAATTTTCTGAATCTCTACAGTAGAATCAACCTCTGTTGTCGCAGTAGGACCCGTATTTCCATTTTTTTTATCTACTGCTCGGGCCGGAGTAGTAGTTTTTTTGTCTTTACTGTCACTGGTAAAAAACCCTACTATTTTATCCCACCAATTTGAAGATGAAGATTTCCCAGTAATGGTTTCGTTAATAAATGTTACAGATTTTTCTACAGCTTTTGTAAAATATTTAATGCCTTCAGCTGTCATTGGCAACATTTTTGTACCAATATCAAACAACTGTCGACTCATAGATTCAAGATTCTTTTGAGCATCAATCAAATTATTGGTCAACGGGTCAAGGCCTTTTTTAGCAGCCTCGGCACTTGTAGCAAGATCTTTACGTACCAGCCCCTCTTTGTTCATTTGGGCACCTGTAACCGCAACTATATCTGACAATTTACCAAAAGGTACGCTAGTATCACCAACCTGACTGGCGAAGTCAACTGCTGCGTCTTTGTTTTCCCCCATTGCTTCTTGCAATTCTTTCTGTGCAGTGATAGAATCTATGGATCCGGCGGTTAATCTTGCCAGGATATCTTGCGATTTTCCGTTTGTGGCCAGGGCCAGTTGCTGTGCTTCTTTAGAAGCTGCTAGGTTTCCCGAAGCTGTGTCCCGGATTGCTTTGCCAATCGTTGGACTTATTGCAGATATTTGACTTTGAAATTTTGCAATTTCTTTGGCTGCTGCCTCTCCTGCTGGGCCCATTGCATTAAGTTTTATCTGACTAGCTAGATATTTGCCTTCATCTAATGCAGCTTGCTGTTGTTTGGCAACATCTGCTCTGCTTTTTCCTGTCAGCTTTGCTAGCTGGTCTAGTTCTCTTGCATACTCAATTGTGCCTTGTTTTAGACCATCCTGTGTCACAGACGACTGGCGCCCTAACAATGTTTGTTGCTTTAAAAAGTTTCCTGCTGTTTCGCCAATTTGATCTGCACTAAATCCCAATCGTCTAAGTTCATCGCCGGCGCCAGTTTTTGTAATATCACCAAGTGCTTTTGAAAAATCTGTGGTACCAGCTCCCACAGTAGTAGACCAACGAGCAAGTACTCCAGCATTTTCAGTAATATTACGTTTGAATCCTTCAACACTCATTCCAGAAGCGTTAATTTGATCACGAAGCCCGGTCATGCCCTTTGCTGTAATAGCACCCACCTGGCTCATGTCATTGAATGATTTGGTAGTGGTCTGTACCTGTTCAAACAACAACTTCAGGCCGCCTGCTGCTGCTCCACCAATAACTGGTATCCCGGCTAGTGCAGTGGCTACGGCGTTAACTACACCATTTAGCTGTTTAAATGCCTGGTCTCCATCTTGTACACTAGATGCTAATCCCCCAATGCCGCCTGCCACTCCTTTGAGATTCTTGCCCAGACTCTGACCAAAAGAATCAACATTTTTTCCAGCGTTATCAGTAGCCACTCCTAGGCCATGTAATGAATTCCGGAATTGATCCATTTCCTGTTGCAATTGTTGTAAATTTTCGTCAGCCATGTTTTCCGCCAATAAGTAGTTTATATTTATGGTACTAAAAAATGACAAATCCCAATAACCCTTTACGGAAACACTTTCGCCAACCTGCAATTTACATGCCCTTGCCCAGTATGGGAAAATTTTATCCAGTTGATAGTTTGGACATGCCACAAAACAACGAAATACCAATTTTCCCAATGACTGCCATTGATGAAATTACTGCCAGAACTCCAGATGCACTATTCAACGGTACTGCTATGATGAATATCATATCAAGTTGTGTTCCGTCTATCAAGGATCCATGGAGCATTCCATCTGTGGACTTGAACGCATTGTTTGTTGCAATTCGGTTGGCCAGTTACGGGCATATTATGGAAATTGGCAGTGAGTGTCCTGCATGCGGACATGAACATGAGTTTGAAATAGACTTGCGTCACATTCTCGATGGCATGGGCAAACCCAACTACGATCAACCGTTGACCATAGGCGATATGATCATTAGACTTGTTCCATTAACATACAAACAACTAAATGAAACCAATGTGTTGCAATTTGAAGACCAAAAAAGAATGCAATCCATTAACTCCACTGATCTAGCTGACGAAGAAAAAGCCAAGATGTTGGGCGAAAGCCTTAGGAGAATTACTGAAATTACACTTGATCTAATCAGTTTGAGTATTGCTAGTATTCAGACTCCAGACGGAAACGTGACTAATCAAGAACATATCAAAGAATTTTTATACAATTGCGAAAAGACTGTGTTTGAACGCATTAGAAATTATGCCAGTGACTTACGCACACTTACTGATTTTAAACCACTTAAAATCAAGTGTGTAGAGTGTGAACATGAATACTTGCAAGAATTTAGTCTGGACATGTCAAATTTTTTCGTAACCAACTCTTGACCGCAGACCCTGACAAAATCTCCAAGCTGGTTGACAATATGGAAACAGATGTCAAGGGGATACGTCGGGAGATTCTAAAACTTTGTTGGTATATGCGGGGTGGCTTAACTTACGAAGAAGGCATGCAGTTGGGTTATATAGAACGCCAACTTATCAGCGACATTGTCAAAGACAACTTAGAAACCACTAAGAAAACAAATTTACCTTTCTTCTAATGGATATAACGCAAGTAACCGCAGATATCTTAAGCTGGGTTGAGAACTTTGTAGAAAAACCTCATCCGGCTCTGGGAGGGTGGCCGCCGTGTCCTTATGCAAGATCAGCAAGACTAAAAGGCACTGTTGCTATACACTTGGGGTCTGATCCTTACTTTGATTTAAAAAATCTCAGCAGATACGGACTAGGTCACAAGGAAGTTGTAGTATATGCATACGATCCTACTGAGTGGAGTTATGAATTATTTCACAACTCACTCAAACAAGCCAACACAGACTTTTTGTTATCTAAAGATTTGATTGTGTTAGAAGATCATCCTGCCGACTCTGAAATTGTCAATGGCATCAGCATGAATCAAGGGCAGTATGCACTGGCCATGTGTCAGAGCCTAAGTGATCTAAATGTTCGAGCAAAACAAATGGCTGCTAAAGGTTTTTATCATGCCTGGCCAGAAGAATACTTAACCGTATTATTTCACCACAGACAAGATCCCAGAACATGAGCTATCAATTTGCTAGAATTGATTTAAACCAAACTACCTACACACCCACAGTGGATTGGTACTATATCACACAGCCCGATATTGCACAGCTCAACAACATCTACAGAATCTATTGCACCTACAAGCATTTTGCCAGTGTAATGCCCATGTTTGATTCTCAATACACAGACTCTACCACTGATGTTATAGGCTACAGGGATCGCAATGAACTAGTGGCTTTTAGTCTAATGAAACGCTACGATGCCCACAACGTGTTGGCCAGTCAGTTTGCATGGATCTATCACAATCCCAAAACAAGATTAGGCATTGAAAGTTTAAAAACAGAGTGTGCAATCTACAGAGAACGTGGATTTCAATACTTATATCTGGATCAAGCACACTTGTACAAGCAAGACATTGAAGGTTTTGAAATACTAGGAACACTAAGATAATGTATATCTATGCTTTGAGACTTACTGCGTAAGTCTATGTGTTTCGCTATCGCTCACACATAATGTTTACACAAGAGCGAAGCGATGAATTTAGTATCATCTAGATACTGTGGTCATTATTCACCGTATGCACGGTGAATAAGCATCATCTGAGTGACAGCAGTCATCTATTGTAATGAGATTGTAGTTTCCTACACGGAGGCGGTTGACCGGTACCCCCTACTCAAGCTTCACATATCAACGGAACCCTAGT